ATCAGAAGCGGCATACTGTTAAGCAAACCCGCCCGTTGTTGCATTGCAACAGGAGAAGTACTCTTGCCTGTGCGGTAGCGCAGAGGGTGACCCCATACGCCTGCTTTGGCGCTAAGTACTAGGGATTTACCCGTACCTGACCATTGTGAACCGATGTGCCAGACAAATCCTTCGTACTCAGTAAAGCGCATAAGCGGTGATCCAAAGGAATCCAGAGCTACAGCCAAGGCTGTCTCCATACCCTCTTTCTCCACAAAGATTGTCTTCCACAGATTTCGCCACGTATCAAGGTCGCCCTTGCCGTTGGTGTTGCGGTTAATGTTTTCGAGCCCGGGCATAGGAATTCGAGTCTCGCGCCCATCTCTACCGAACACGCGGTTGTTGTATACAAACGACTGATCTGCCTGCCACCCACATTGGAACGGCACCTCGACTGGCTTGCGGTTCTGAGAAGCCTCGCCCACACATGAACGCACATACTCAAACAGCGTCTTGTCATGACCCGCAAAGGTTGACACGATGTTCTGACTGGCTAACCACTTGAGCGTCTCGTCCTTGCTGACAATAGATTTCTGTGGGAAGTTAAGCGTCTGCACGCCTTCGGGACGCACAGCGGCCATGTGAACCAAGTGGTCGTTCTCCATCTTCAAGAGGTCAACCACAAACAAGTCGTAGGGAACCAGTTGAATATTCTTCTTGGACTTCTTGCCCTCTTCGTCTTCCTCAGTACGCGTGCAGTACACACCGCCATGCTCGCCATAGCTGTAGCCACGAGGGGGCACAGGACGTACCACGCTAGGTGCTAGGGGTAAACCCGTATCTTCTGGCTCGTAAGATTCCTCAGAGTCAAGCTCGGCTTCGTCAAAGTCTTCCTCGGCAGGCGCAGACAGCATAATTTCCTTGGCGGTGTTGTCCACCTTGATCTCGCGTCCCAGTATCAGGGGGTTGGTGATTTTGCCCCAGTGCTTACATTTTGTGCAGATTCCGGGGTTCTCGCTGTCCATCTTCATGCACGCGTATGGGCCTTTGATCTCAGAAAGCTTCTGGTGCATCCGCTCGTGTGGGTACGGGTGCATATCCGACAACCAGATGGCTTTCTCTGCGCCATCCTCGCAAACCTTTGCCCAAGACAGAATCCCACGCCAAACAGGTTCCTTGCCATCCTCCGTAGCTGTGGCAATGTAGTCCTGAATCTGACCACACTGGTTCTCAAAGTTCCCAAACAAAGTGTAGCTATCTTGCAACAACTTAACCTGACTGCGTGTTGGCGCAGTGGGGCGTTGGCCGGGCAGGTCTATCTTAGGTGTAGGAGGTATAGGCACTTCCTCCAACTTTTCGTAAACAAGCGGGGAGAATGTTGAGAAGTCAAAGATGTCGCCTTCCTGCACTATGCGCACAGGGCGCGGCGTCGCATACTTCTTCTTGTTGTTGGCAGTTCCGGGCACACGCAAAATACGCGCAGTGTCTGCTGTCACCGACATGTCGATGTTAAAGCCTTCCTGTTTGCACAGACGCTTTAGATTCTCAGCAACAGGTTTCCATATAGTCGCAGGAATCTCGTCCTTCAACGGCCAGTAGCAATGCAAGCCTCCGCCTGAGTCAACCACCCATGGCGTACCAAGCGCGTCAAGTCCAGAATCTTGTAGAAACTGAACCAGTGCATCAGCCGCCGCTTTCTTGGATGCGTAACCATCCAAGTCCACAAAGAACGACTTAAGATACTGCGCTTCACTGGCGTTGCGCTTAGTGTCAAAGGTAGCTAGCCCATAGAAGACGTCATAGTTGTTGGCGTGCCACTGCTCGATTGTCGGGATGAGGTCTTCAATCTTGTCCGCATATACATGCTCTTTTTCTTTTGTGAGTTCTACCGCGCAATACAGGCCAAAACCTTCGGACGGCAAAACCACCGCTAAAAACTCAGCGGATGTCATGTGTATCCTTTGGTTATTTTAGTTCGGGGTCGTTTGCGTGAGCTACGCCTGCGGCAAAACCTTCTTCAAAGCCAGTCTTGTTTCCGTGTTCTAAACCGTTGGAACAGCCGTCAGCAAAGCCTTCATCGTATCTGTCCTGATACCAGTCAAGGGATTTGGCGAAGCGTTCGCATAGAACTTCTACCCATTCTTTTGGAAGCATCTCATTACCCATCAGGTATACCTGACGCAGTATCTCTTCATCGCTTAAGTTTTTAGGTTGAATGCTTTGCATGTTCGTCTCCAAGCTTCTTCGCCCGTACTGGACGCTTGTAAAATTTTAAGAATAGCTTCGACCGAGGGTCGGTAAGCCACGAATACTTCTCCACCATTGAACCAGTTGTAAACAGATTGCCGAGAGGCTCCTGTTACTTTGGCTATCTTAATGGCAGAGAAGTCATGATGCACAGCCCAACGCCCGAGTTGGTTACCCAACGTCTTAGGCGCTTTCTTGACTGCGCTAATTACTTGTTGTGAGTAGGCCATTTTGTAGGTAGGGGCCGAAGCCCCGTAATCCTTTATTCGGCTTCGTCCCAGTCGTCTACCATGGCTGAGAGGTTTGCTTTCGCTTTAGGTACAGCGTTGGGCTTCTTCTCATCCTTGCGAACCACGGGTTCCTCGTCATCCTCTGCGGGCAGAGGCGCGGGTTTGGCTTTCTTAGTTTTGGCCTTCTCAGCCGCCATTGCTTCGGCTTCGTCTTTGTCAAACATCTCGCCTAAAGGCGCGGCAGTTGGGCGCTTGCCTTCAATCTTCAAAGGCTCGGAAACAGCAACGCTTTCAGCCTTAGAGAAAGACATTGTGACGGCCTTAACAGCTACGTCTGTCTTGCCTTGTTGCTGAATAGTTGGGAACTCGTCGTCAGTCAACCAACGCATAGCCTTGAAGAACAACTTAGGTGCCTCAGACTTGGTATCAAACTTCATGCGCGTGATGACCTCAGACGGGTCAATGTTCTGTGCGCCCAAGTGACGAGCATACGCCTGTAGTGCGCGGTTCTCGCCCTCTTCTTTACCGAAGATAGACTTAGCAGGCACAGTCATCTGCAAGACAGAACCGCTCATGTCATTGGCCAACACCACAGCAATCTGTTGTTGGAAGCGGCAAGCGCGGCTGTTGTTCTGACCAGAACCCGCAATGTTTTGTTCGCACCCATCGCACTTAGTGTGTTGTGGGTTACGTGCATCGGGGCTAGGCACCTTGCCGCTTTGTGACCAGCAGTCGGGAGCGCTGGCTTCACCATCGTAAGACTTGGCATAAAACACGCGTGAAACATCAGGCGCGGCATTGACAATCACTACGTCGAGGTAACGCTCTTCAATAGCGGCGATCTCTTTGCCACCTTCGTTGAGACGGAATACACCACCTTTGATGGAGATGCGCTTTGTGCCGCCACCAACTGCACCACCGGCTAAGGCCTTGGCAATAGGTGACAACGATGTGCGGTTCTTTGCGAACGCGGGGGCTTGGGCGGGGTTGAATAGAGCTACATTGCTCATAATGATTCTCCTGATTACTTAGTTGGTTTACGAACTGAAATGGCGTACTCTGTTGTAGAGTTAAGCCCTGCGGGAACTAGACGTGGGTTCTCGGACAAAAAGGTTGCCATGTTGGTCTGCGCAATACGCTTCTCCAACAAATCCAACGCATCGTGTTCCTTGATGAACTCTTTAAAAGAGTCCCAGTCTTGTGTGTTGTAGCGTGTCTTGGTAGACAGCACTACGGTGCCTTGGTCTGTGCGTACACTGGATACACCGAGCTTGAGCATCTGATCTTTAAGCGCGATCTTCACCGCTTCTTGCTGATGCTTAATGTCTTCAACCTCATTCTCATACTGAGTTGTCAACTCTTGTATGCGTGTCTGCATCCTGCGATACACCTTGGCCAACTTGTCCATCGGGACAATGACCTCTGTCGATACTTCCTGAGGAGTAGGTTCCTCATCATCTATGTTTAACATTTGCTTCTCCTGTTTTATGTCTAAGGTTTAACATCATACACGGCATTTATTCTTGTGCAACTCCTTTCTTAAATATTTTTTACTTCACTGTCGAACATGCCGACAAGCAAAGCGTGATCGGAAACTTTTGTATTCATTGCCTTGAAAAGCTTCTTCTCAATCGGGCTTGATTCAATGTGCACCACAGTGACTTTGTCAGAGTCCTGACCCTTGCGATCAGCGCGGGCTATACATTGTGTATACATTTCTACTGACATGAGTGGGCCAAAGAAAACAACTGTGTCAGCGGCAGTTAGGGTAATCCCGTGGGCTGTCGCTTGTGGTTGCAAAACTAACACACGTATGCTATCTGTCGTCTGAAAGTCGTTAATGATTTGTCCGCGTTTTGTAGCAGACACGTCGCCATGAATTTGGTCAACGGCATAGCCGTGATTAGTAAGATAAGTAACAATCGTGTTAATGCTTGAGCGGAATAGGGCAAAGATAATTACCTTGCGGCTTGTCTCTTCTAACACTTCTTCCAAAACATTTAAGCGCGGCGCGGCATCAAACTCCACAACTTCTTTTTCATCGGTGTATGCGGCACCACAACTTATCTGTAGGAGTTTGTTTACAGCAACGCCTGCATTGACTGCGCTGATTGTTTCTCCGGCAGCTTGGAAAAGCATCTGCTCTTTGAGTAGCTTGTAGTACTTAGCTTGCTGTGGTGTCATTGGTACTTCGCGTGTGACTGTGATGACTGGTGGTAAGTCAAGGCACTGGTCTTTGGTAAAACGTATTGCGGGTTGTAGCGCCTCGTATACAAGTTCTTTAGCGTTGGGCTTCGGAGCCCACTTGAACACAGTCAGTTTGTTCATTACCTTGTCGCGCCACGATGTTTGAAACTTAGGAACACCGCTAGGGTTAACCAACTTTGCTAGTCCGTATGCGTCCACTGGAGACTGCGATGCGGGTGTGCCCGTCATCATCCACAGATACGTCTCAGGCTTGATGATTGATGCAAGTGTTTTCCATCTGCGTGTTGATGGGTTTTTATATGCGTTAGCTTCGTCAACAATCACCAAGTCAAACCTACCATCGGCATTGACTTCAGAAGCGATTAAGTTCAGGCCGTCATAGTTGGCAATCACAATCTCGTAGTCCTGCTGAATCATTTCAATACGCCGACTAGCTTGAGCATGGTGCGCGACAACGACACTTCTATGTATTACGCTTCGGTTGATGTCGCCTACCCATGCGCTGTGCATGATAGACAGAGGGCACAGAACCAACACACGCCTTACTTCACCACGCTTCATCAAGAAGTCAGCCGCCCATAGCGCAGACAAAGTCTTGCCAGTTCCGGGGTCGTTAAAGCAGAACGCTCTGCGGTGTAGTGTGAGGAAAGCAGACGTCTCTATTTGGTGAGCCATTGGTATAAACTTTCCCGGCCAGTCGTAGCGCCTAGTGATAGGCGACGGCACATCCTTAACACCAAGATTGCGTAGCACCCTTGCTTCATCAAGCCCCCAGTACACAGCTACCTCAAAGATACCGTCCGTCTCAGATAGCACTTTATGCTTTGGAATGATTGCGTACTTGTGTGGGTTGCGCGTGCGCAGTACAAGCGCTTTGTCGTCAACTATTTGCATCTTCTT